GCGGAGGGAATTAAACCCTCCGCCCATTTCTTTAATTATTTCTTGCGATAAATCAAACCAATTCGATTGGCTTGACCACTCGGAGCATTCGAAATGAAAATGAATGCAGTCGTTCCAATAAATAGACCATCACTGTCGTAATCTAAAAGCACGTTGCTGTTCGGTCCATAACCAGTTTGAACAGCAGGCGCAGTCGATAACAACAACGCTGGGGAACGCTTAGTGGAGCTAGAATAACTGTCATAACTAGACGCATTGATAGTATTCGTCTCAATAATTTGAGCCCAAACACCGGCAGCGCTACCAGTAGATCCGACAACAGTCATGATCCGCATAGGCCCCTGAATAGAAGCGCTAGCGGCATTAAGTTCGTAGTAGTTATTCCCATCAAACACCGCGGCATTCAATTCGGAATAAGACAATAATCCAACAACAGCCAATGCAAGAGAAATGATTTTTTTATTCATGATTCTTCTCCTTATGACACAACGGTAGTTGTAAGATTGGTGATTTTTCCGCCAGCCTGCGTGTGTAAATATTCAAGTGTGCACTCGTGAAGAACGTGACCACCTCGAGAATCGCCTTGAATAACATATTCACGATGTTCTAACGGTCGAAGATAAGCGACTTTAAAGTATTCTTTTTTAATCGCAATAACATCCGTAGAAGTCATGTGAATGTCGGGCATAAGGTATTGCATTCCCCATGCGCCCTCATAAACACTGACGTTGTTTGCATACTTATCAACAGCAGCATCGATGCGACGAATGGCGGCAGTCCAAGAATTAATCGCGATCTTGTTTCCACCATCGCAAAAGATCGTGTCAGTTTTTTGACCACTAGCTTGATAAACAAGAGTTGTTAACGTAGTGAAAAGATCTTCAGTTAACGTTGTTCCAGAGGCATCTTTGCTGATGCTTAAAACATTCAACAATCCATCCATCTGCCCAGCAGTTCCGCTATCAGCAGCACGAGCAACTTTAGTGCTACGAATAAGCGCATAATCCGTGTCCTTAGCAAGCTCGATAGTTTTTAGTTTTTTCTGTTTGTTGTACTCATCACTTCCGCCGGCATTCGGCATGATTTGCTGAGTTCCAGAAACACTAAATTTCTTTTTGATAATTTGGCATTGATTATCAACACGAACTTGGACGGTAATGTCTCCAGCAGCAAAGCTAGTGGATGCGCCTTCAGCGACAGCATTGGCTGCCGCAGCAGCTAATGCTTGAGTCGTCCACTCATGCTTGAAGTTAGACGCTTTAGTTTTCCCAAGACTTGAAAGAACAGGAGTATCTTCGTATGAAATTCTAGTTACAATCGAGATCAGATCTTCGAAATTCGAGATCTGAGTTCCAGTATTTACGTATGTTTGAGCCATAATTCCTCCGATTTTTTATCGGAGGCAAAACTTAAATTCTACTCATGACCTCGTCAAAATCATTTGACTTAATTAAGTCATTGACTGACTTAGATTTAGCCGTATGATTTGAATCATCACGGAACGAATTAGAATTGTTCCTCTCGCGTTCAAACTCTGCTTTTTCTTTGAACAATTTTTTCCTCTCGGACCATTCCTTGAAGGCAATTTTCACCCGTTTTGAAGGAGATTTATCAAGATGCATTCCAGCAAATGCATTAAGTTCTTCTCTCAATTTTGCCGGATCCATGTTTTCTGTTTCTGCTTTTGACTCAATAAAGTCGTCCACAAGAACCGAGTACATTTGCTCTAAAACTTTTGCCGATTCTCTTTTAGACGTGTCCTCAATGAGATTCAGCCAAGGTTTAGCCTCTTTGCTTGATTTAATTGCCATCTTCTTGGACTCGATATCATCAATCCCCTCTTCAAGATCCTTCTTCTCTTGCCTTTCAGCCAGAGTTAAATTCACTTTTTCCTCTAGTTCAGAAATGCGATCTTGATACTCGCTTCTCTGCTCATCGAGTTTCTTCATGACGGATTGAAGTTTTTGCTCATTTTCTTTAGCAACGTTTTTCCAGGAAATACCGCGAGAATCATTCTCTTCCGAATCATTTAAGTCACCATTACCCAGGCGCTGTTGGGAAGATTCGAGTTCTTCGGACTCCGAAACCGAAGATTTTGTAACGCTAGTTTTTTCGTTAGGCATTTTAAGTTTTACCTCCAGCTAGTTGTGACGATTCCTCGTCAATTTTTTTTCGTAATAATTCCAACAAAAGAATTGATTTTACTAGTCGTTTTGTTGAATCCGTTCGAAATCTTCTCAATGATTGTCTTGTTGTCTTCAATCAATCTGTCGTTAATAGACAGAATCATTCCAAAACATTTTTCGCGTAAAATTGAATCGTTGAATTGAGACAACTCTGTTTCTTTGAGACCACGAAGAGAAAAACCTGAACGATAATTTTTCTCCCAATCAATTAACTTTTCAATTTCAGATTCAATCAATTTCCAGTATTCACTGGACCGACCCTCCTTGACTAACCTGATTGTTCGTTGCTTCTGGTCCGCTATTTGCTCCTGCTCCAATTCCTGTAATTGCATTCGGGTCTCCTTGTTGAATCAACATCATATCCATGCGAGCTAAGTTCTCTCTCTGTTGCATTCCAACTGCTATTCGAAGCGCTCTCTGCAACGTGTATTGAGCCTGCGGGTCAAGCGATTTGTAAGATTCCGTCCTCATGAAAAGCTGAATCTCGAAAATATAACGATTCGTATCAATCCCTGGACGGATATTGAGATCATATTGACCAGATATAATTCGTTGAATAAATTCATTCGGACTCATGATGTCCACTTCAGGAGGTTTAGATACAATCAATTCAAGGTTCTCTTCTCCCAATGGTTTAGCGAGCAATTTATCCATTGCACGCCACAAATTAGCAGGATTAGAAACAGTCAATGGATTAGAAATAACTCGATCATAAATCTGCAATTTATTCTGAATCTCATCTTCTTTTTCGTTGATAATGTTCCCATTAAATTTGAAATCAAATTTTCCTTGCAACGACAATCCGAAATCTGTTTGTTGTCCATTCGGTAATGGGAATAGTTCATTAACAGTTTGAATGTCTGTCTTTCCAAGAACACGCAATTTCTTATCGCGCGGCATATATCGATTGTCATACTCATAAACAATGTCAGCCATCTTTTTGATTCCATAGCCAATATTGTCGATGACAGATTTAAATCGAATATCAGAGCTCGTCTTGCGAATTTGCGTCTCCCCTAGTGTTCTTCCTGACTTAGTTGATCCACCTTGAGTAACATCGATCAATCCAGTCAAACGTTCCGCCTCAGACCACAAATTAAACATCCTGCGCTCAAATGTCATGTCCACTGGCGGCTGAGGCGCCCACTTAACCTCACCGCTCATGGGATACATTCCGGCCGGCACTCTTTGGTGCATCGTCATATTCAGATTGTTTGAACTGTCGAAGAATCCAGGGGGAGTTATCGCAACATCAGCAGCATCAGTCTGTTGTTTGTTGCAATAATTAATTTGCTCTTGGATGTTTCTTAATTTTGTCGGCATACTCATGCCCCAGAAACATCCTTTCTGTGGATAGGGTTTAACCTCTGCAAATGGTCTTATTCCATCTTCATTTTTGATTACTCGATGAACTGTCCCAACACTTGGAGATACCCAAACAATAAGCTCTTTGGGACGCAGAGAATCTTTCTCAAAATATGTGACGTAGCATTCAAGCAAATAATACAGATCTCGATTCTTGTATTGAGAAATATTTGTTCTGTAGGCGGTGTCTAAAGACAGATCTTTAACGTCATAATTAACGCCTGCAATGCGCATTCCTGGCTGGATTTTGTCTAAATCAGAGTAAACCCCTAATGCCTTACGATATTGCAAATCTACCCAATTTAGGGCCACTACTTGGAACACAAATGGGGCATCTTTAACTTGCATCCCTTTTGAATCAATCGGTAGGAAAATATTCTCAATATCCTGAGCGGATGAATTGATATAAGATCCATTCGCACCACGCATAATCTTTAAAATTCCCGTCCCATGCAGCCATGAAGAAAATAAATTCATGTCCATCTCTTGCTGAATATTACTCTCGTTCGTAATCTGCCAATTAATTAGATTCTCAAGGATTGGAGCTGTTCTTTCGTCTTCTACACCGACATTTTTAACTCTAATTGGAGTATCAGAGTTTGACCAAATACTTGCCTTTGTTAATGCGTGGGCAGTATCGACCATCGTAGGAGTCAGAGAAACAGGATGAGCCGATGCGCCTTCCCACGGCCAATGCTTCATTCGCTCATCTTTTTCACTGTAATAGGACTTAATCTCCCACTCAGTTTTCTCTAACCACCCATTATCCTGCTTGTCTGCAATTGAGTTTGTAAATTGCTCCAAGATATAAGTAGATAACCTTGATTTATCGATATTCGCATCATCGACATTCTCAGGTGGAATTGAATCTGAAGGTTTATTCAGATTGTTAGAGACTAAAGATTGAACTTGTTCTTCAATGGCCATTATTTTAAGTAGTCTTTCTCTTCGTTATATTTTTTTCCTTTCTTCTTCATTTTCATCTTATGCATCTTGTCTTCCATGTCGTCCATCATTTCAGGATTGATTGAATATAAGTTCTTGTTTTTTGATTTAGCCATTTTTAAACCTCCAAATTTTTGGTGAGAGTTTTTAGCTCCCACCAAAGGAAAACCCCGCCCGGAGTTTCCAAAATAATGTTGGAAAACTGATTAACCGGGCGGGGTTAAAATACGTTTATCTTCTTAGATCAGACTATTAGCACTTAGGCTTTTTAGGTTTCTTCTTCATTTTCCCCACCATGTGACGACATTCCCAAAGACATTGACGTGCCTATGGAATACAAACCCAGATTCTTGGAAATTCTTCATCCTCTTAAAATCACTCTCCAACGTATTAACACAAACTAAATTTCCGCACATCTTATACAAACTGTCCGTGAAACTTTTATCGAAAATAAATTCACACGGTTTAAAATCAGACCACAAATCAATTGCAATATAATCATGCTTCTTGAAAAAATCACTGTCGCACTGATTATGAATCCATCTCTCAGCATCGTCGTAAATTGTTAAATATTCAAAATGTTTAGAATCAATTTGCTTATTGTCGATGCAAGTAATCTTTAAATCTGCTCCCCAAATCGATCTACACAAATCAGGCACAGCCCCGAAACCATAGCCCATCATCAACATTGTTGTTGGCCGAAACGGTGGTATCATGTGCGCGTGATAACTGTAGCCAAACATCGATTGGGGAGGAGAGAACGAATAAAGCTGTCCATCCACAAACTTTGCCTTACAGTCTTTATTTAATTCCAATATTTCCTGAATCATTTTTTCTTTGGACGGCCTCTTTTTGATTTCTCAACGACTTCTAGTTTTTCAAACTTTTCTGATAATGGATTAATTAATTTATCGATAGAATCAGCATAAACTTCACTTTCCACTTTAACTTCTTTGTCATGTTCTTCGTTGAGTTTATCTGCAATAAATTTTAGAACCTCTGTATATTTTCTCTTGGTGTAAATATCGCCAGACATAAATGTAAATCGAATCACTGTCCGATTGATTGCATCTCTAATTTCCCACAGAGTTCCAAACTCATAGGCTTTGACTGGATATTTATGGTTGTATTTCGCGAGCATTGTTTCTCCTAGAATGTTTTTAATGGTATGTACGCGCCATTGTTGAAGCTTGGATTGTATTGATCGACATAGATCGGTTTGAAGAATTTCATACCCCAGATACCGTACAGATAAGCATCAGCATTGTCTGGGCTGCGTCCATAGCGTTCAATGATGTCTTCCTTTTTTTCTACTTGCAGAACACCACTCGAATCAATGTCCTTCCAGTTCGCCCATGTCAATTGCTCTTTGAGATCATCATCAGCCTTAATCATTGAGACAGTAGCTTTCTCGAATTGCTCAGCGCCATATCCCCAAACTTCAGCACGAATATTCCGATACTTTTTATTTGTAGATGCTTTAGCAGAATTAACGAACACAACATTTTTTCCAATCTCTTTGAGTCTATCTGCAACTCCTGCTCCGGCATTCAATTCATCGACTGAAAAGTTATCAATATTTTTATTCTCACTCGCAAATTTCAGCGCATGGCCTACAACTTCCATTGTGTCTTTTTTTTCTAATTCTAATTTACCGAGGATATATCCATTCTCGAGAGCATACATCACAGTTTTGTCATTGCCTCTGCGAGCAACATCGATGCCAATACATCGTCTGATTGCATCGATAGAATAATTAAAAACTCTTCCTTCTGCTTCTCTAATTTTATCTGCAGAAATAATCCTATCCGCCGTGTCTTCCTCTTCCCAACTATTCTCGACAAATCGATTGTAAAGTTTTGGTTTTGTCTCTTTTAATTTACGCAGATCATTTATGAATACCGTCGGCAAATTACATTGATTGTCCCATGTCTTTGCTTCGACCAAATGATATCCGTCGATCTTTTTTGCTTTCCATAATTTATAGATCCAATGATGTCCCTTTGTGTTTGCAATGACGGCGCCAAAATGTGGAATATTAGCTCTCCTAAGTCTTCCATGCAATTTAAAAAACATTTCATCGCTATCTAATTCCTCTGCTTGTTCAATACCAAAAAATCCAAGATTCATATTTTGAATGTTGTTCATTTCCTCGAGATGCCTAAACATCAGTAAAGATGATCCAATCCTAACTTCTCTCGACGAATTAACTTTTAATCCTGTATAAGTCTCGAAATCTTTGATTGTCGAATCTCTGAGATCTGTATACTCTTTTCTAAAAATTACTCCAAGATTATCTGGATACTGCTCACACGCCAATTTGCATTTTTCGATGAGGCACATTGACTTACCTGTGCCCCACGCTGCCACCATTGCCGGATATCTAGCCTGACTAAAGATAAATTCATCTTGATATGGTCTCAATTTAACAACCCTATCATTTTGTAAAACTGTCGACGGTAATTTATCTAATACTGATATCAATTTACTTGCCTATAATATGCAAACATAATCCAAAAATAACGTTAATCGGAATAAGCACAAACAGAAGTAAATCAGCGCAAATGTCCATCATGCTCCCATACTGGGAAAATGAAAATAAAAATAAACAAGTATATAAGGCGATCAAAAAAATATCGACGATGAATGCGATTGAGATAATAAGATCAATCGTTTGCATTTATATTTAAACTTTCCAATAAATTTTTAAACACATGTGATTTTATTTTGTAAACAGAATCACATGGGCTACTGTTTTTTTTTATCTCTTTAACTAAATATTTAAATTCTTTTTGAGTTAAAAATTTTTTAATTTTATTTGATCTCTTTATTTTCATTAGGTCTAATCAAAAAAGTTCGCACAATATCTTGCATACCCTCATCTTTGGTTAAATCTGGGACAAACTTTTTAGCCAAAGCAGTCAGCACAGTATTATCAACATAAGCTTGCTCAACCAAATGCTTCCAAAGAGATTTCTTCTTCTCTTTTTCTGTCTCAGCAATAGCTTGACGCACAAGCTCAATCTCTGGAGCTCGTGGTCTACCGTTTGGATTCCCTGTTTGTCCTTTAACAAATGGCATTAATGTTCACTGTTTTGCAAGGTTAAAGTTTTACTTTAAGTTCATTTTTTAATTCCAAAATTCTCAATCATTCTCTTTGCCGCATCTGTAGCCCATTTTATTGAGACTGAATCCCAATTATTAACACCCTTTTTAGTATCAAGAGTTGTGCAATATTTATAAATTCCGTGAGTCAAAGAATACTGACGATAAACTTTAAGTTTTTGGTCTGAAATGTAAGAAAAAGTCTTGTAGTAAAGAGCAAATTTTAAACCGTTAACCTCAATGTTTTTTGCTCTGGTTACTTTCATTGTGTTTGTAGGCGCGCAAAATTTCAGACATTTCGAGGTCCATTCTAAGTGAGCACTCTTCTCTGTACACTTGTTCAAAAGTCATTTCCCAGATTTCAGTCAACATTTTTGATTAAAAACGAATTCCTATATTCGGGTTTTCTTTCTATCTAGGGATAGGCTATAGAGGCCAAAATCCATTGATACAAAGAAAACATTGTGAATATGGAAATCTTTGCCGTGACGATTTCAATCACTTTTGCATCCCCATCGTGGCCGACAAATCATAACCCGTAAAAACCAAGTCGGTGGCTCCACTCTTTTTAGACCACATTTTTTACCGCAATTAAGGTTGCGCGAAAATGACTTAAATGCTCACCTTGAGACTAAATCGATAATTAATTCAACAACTCGATCAATATCTTGAATACCGCAACAGTAAGTGACTGGATATGGCAATTCTCTATACTTTTTAGCCTGCTTACTTTTTCCATTCAGTCCCTTAGATCTATTGCCCTTGGCTTCAATGACGCAAACAATTTCATTCTTCTTAAAAACGACTAAGTCAGCTCTTAATCGATTGCTAAATTTAACCTCAGGCCAAACATCAAAACCTAATTGTTTCAGACGATAAAAAAGATCAAAATGAGTTTTTGTTGCCACAGAAGTTAATTTAAATGAAATACTCATCGTGTAACAAAATTATGCCACGAGATATTTTTTTGAACTTTTAAGTGTGAAATTTTGATCATGATTTGTCGTCGGTAAATGAAAATTGTCTCGTCGGAAAAGTGTCAATTTGTCCACTTCTGTCCATTTCTGTCCATTTCTGTCCACTTATTTTTTTCTTCATTTTTTACTTGACAAACATTTTTAAATTTATCAACTTTTTTAAATTAGGGGGAATTTTGTATGATTTGGTGGGGATGAAACTATTTAAAAACTATTTAATAGTTCTGAATTTATCGACGGAGAGATTATGGATGAAGAGATGAATCGATTAAGAAACCTACAGTTGGATGGCATATATCTATCTTCATATCCTTCTTATGGAACTTCGGAAATCTGCACAACGTCGAATGATTCAGATTTGAGAACCTTTGAAATGAGAATCAAGGCAATGCAAAACGCAACCCCAACCGATCCGATGGCGTATCTGAAAGATAGGGTTAAAGATCTCGAAGAAAAAAACGAAGAGCACATTAAACTTTTGAAGTTGCAATTTAGATTATTCGCCGCGTCAAATTTAATTTTGTTATTTTTCATTTTTTATTTGATTTGTCGTCGATAAGTGTAATAAAGAAATCCATATTATTACTTTAAACGAAAAGTAATAATAAAGACCACCATGAGGCACAAAAATGTCTAGTTCACTTAAATGGAGAGTAAGAAGCGATTGGCGAGGCCAATTTGATACCCAATTAAAATTTATTTTGCGGGAAAAATATGGGGAGCCTGTCGATCATATCTTTACAGATATTGATCTTGATTTCCTTGAGGGATTAAATGCGGCCGGAGTAAAGGACGCCAAAGTGCTAATAGATGCGATCAATCAATTTAAAGAGATCGAAGTAAACGAGATTTGAGTTCACACAGTTAAGAATCCACCATGTGATGATCACGCATGGTGGATTTTTTATTTCCATCAAATAACGATCAAATAAGATCATCGTCGGAAAATTAAAATAAAAGATTGAAACTTAGTTACTCCATCAAATAAGACCATTGAATGGTGTCTATTTTTATTTAATGGAAATAAAAATCAGACAATATCCTTAAATGGCTTGCTAATGTTTTTGCTAATGTTTGCATGGGATATGGTGGGATTACATGGGCTATTATGGCACGTTACAATTGAGCAGCACTAATAGGGTTCTTTAGACGATAAAAGTGATTTTAAGAGGGAGAAAAAAAGGTTGGCGCCAACGGGATTTGAACCCGTGATCTCTGCCTTGAGAGGGCGATAAAATTATCGTCAATAAAAATATATTTTTGCTAATGTTTTTGTTAATATTTTAATCCGTCTTTGATTGGGACGAGCTCGCTACTGAGGTGACTATATCTCTCTGTGGTCTTGACGCTGGCATGACGGAGTAGGGATTTGGCTTGATAGATGCCCAGCTGTTGGACGATATGAGTTGCGACGGTGTGACGCACGCTATGTAGAGTGCCGGACAGACCGCAGCGACGCAGGAAGCGTTTCCACCAGCGCGAGAAGCAGTCTTTACTGATTTTCCCCAGCACAAGTTCATGATTTGCTGTCTTTTTAGCATCTAAAAGAACTTTTTTAAGCTCAGGATGCATTTGTATACGAGCTTCTTGATAATTTTTGATCGAAAATCCTGGTCTTGAGCACAATTCGATTGTGTTATTTTTAAAATCAATGTCTTCCCAGCGTATCATCATGAGTTCAGACCGCCTAAAACCACTGTAAATGGCCAAATAAACCCTCAATTTAGTCTTATGATCCTTACATCCCATTTTGATCTTTTCTATGGCTTCCTGGTCAAAATAGCGCGTAATAGCCCTATTCTCTGGCAGCTTTTTAATTGATCTGAGCTGTTCGTGCGGTATGAACTTCCATTCCTGGGCTTTTGTGACCATTGCTTTTATAGACCCAAGCTCACGGTTGATTGTGCTCGCCTTCACGCCGGATTTTTTTCTGGCTTCTTTCCATTGCTCAATGAGTCCAGCAGACAATTCGTTGACGTATTTGATCTGTGTGAGTTTTGCAAAAGTTTGGAAGGTTGTTTTGTCTCTGCTTGAGTAGGTAGATACGGCGTGATTGGTCTTGCAGTAATCCATGTACCGAGTCAAGAATTCATCGAAACTTGATCGATGCGGATATTTTAGAGATTCTTTTTTTTCTTCGTATCTTTGCTGGGCTATAAATTTATCATCTGTTCTGAGGCTGCGCCATATTTCTTTACCATTGACCCAAAATGCTCCATGATAAATTTTCCCCCGGCGATGAATGGACATTATTTTTTAGGATTAACATACCCTTTTTTACCTGTATAAGGGTTGATATTTCCTTTAGATGAGTAGTTGTCGTACTGAGTAGAATTAGCTCGTGTTTTTTGATATGGCGCAACATATTTTCCACTTTTTTTGACATACCCTTTAGCGGCATATGCAAGAGAGACTGTTAAAATTATCGTCGATAAGAATATAAATGTTTTCATTTTATTTTTTCCTGAGCCAACTCTACTATGGCTTTATTCCCAGAATATTTAATTAAAACTTCTTTGTTTTGATCTATGTTTTTCAATAGAAAATCCATTTGTTTATCGTTTAATCGAAAAACTTTAGAAAATAGATATTGAATATCTTGCCAAAAAGAAAATTCTTTCCTGCCAAAAACAAAACATTCGTCTGGTTTAATATTTTCTACTTCAATCATGGCATACTGAATTTTCTTCTTTGATAAATCCTCTCCTTCTGCAAACCAAGATGAATAAGCCAATTGCCTATCGTTTCTACTTTTATCCTCGAGCTTATATTGATACTCTAAGAGTTCAATATTTTTTTGATGCTGATAATTGGCATTTTGGTGTGGGACATAGACACTATTAAATCCCTCCAAGAATCCAGCAGCCGCAGACAATGCAACATCATCACATTTTGCTTTTTGACAAAAAATAACAATTAAAAAAAATGCAAATATTTTTTTCATTCGATATCTCCTTTACACGCAATGCACTTCTGAAATGTGTAGCCTTTATACTCGCAGCAGTCGCAGCACTTCACCGAAAGCGGAGCTCCTCCACACTTACCACAAATGAGCCTATAAGACCCACTTCCCATGCACAATTTACAGTCTACCGCTGCTGCTTCTTGTGCTCCGCCTTCAGAAAAAAATCATGCTGTCTCTCTATTGTATCTTCGATGTGCCTGCATTTTTCTTCTAGCTTTCCCTCTAGTTTACCAAAACTATACTGCAACATTTCGATTTGAGTTGTTAACTGGGTGATCCGGCCCAATAAAACCTCGTCGTGTTGCTGATTTGGTGGCGGCGATTGTGATTGAGCGAGTTTCCCCTCTGCAAGCGCTTTTAGCTTAGAGAAATTTTTTTTATGCATTATTCTTACTCCATTTTTCCAAGCATATACAGCAGATTGGGACACATTCAATTCATTTGCTATCCTCAAAATATCAATCCCCTTTTTTTCACACTCTTCAACAAGTTGAGTTACTTCTCGTCGGTAATTTTCCATTTTATTTTTTTATTTTTTACATGTTGACAATTTTTTATACATGTGCTATATTTTTACCGAAGCAATGGATTGTCGGTAACGGGGACGGGGTCAGCACCACCAACTTCACCCAACCGCTTTTGGAAGTAGTCGAGCATTAGCAGTAGATCGTCTTTTGTTACCTTTTCCGATTTGTTGAATTGAGACCAGGCGATGACAAGATTTGAAGCGACTATATCACGATCAGCCATTTTAGCTCCTTTGTTGTTGCAGCGTGGGCGGGCGGTATACCCGATGATAACACCCTGCATCAGCTCGGATCGGGCAGCACAACGAGATAGACAACATTGAGCCCGATCCCGATTTATAGAATTAAGGAAGGAATAATGAACACCCGTCTAGACCTGATTATTTTTTTATTTACCCCCAATTTAAAGGGGATCAGGATTCCTTTAGACGGGTGCCTGATATTCCCGAAAGATAGGCACGTGACACATGATGCTCCTCACCGAGTAGCCATGTGGAGCGTGCCTTCTTTTTTGTCCCAAAAAATTAAACAAATTTTGAGAGCTTAATACAACCCAAGATCGCCCATAAGGAGCAGGCAATGATGACAACGCAAGAAGTCGCGGAGAAATATAGAAAGAGCGCAAAGACAATCCGACGATGGATCAATACGGGAATATACGGCCGAAAACTCTATGCGAAGAGAGTTGGACGGGATTATCGAATCAACGAACAAACACTCGAGTCTTTTTTTTACTCACTTCGTAACTTGGGGGTAATGCATGGAGAAAACGCAAGTAGAGGTAAAGCCGTACGCAATGAGCCTTAAAGAAGCCGCAATTTACATTGGAAGAAGTGAAAAGACATTGAGGCGGTTAATTAAGTCAGGAAGACTCAAAGCAAAAAAGATGAAAACGACGATCACGATTGGACGAAACGATTTTATCATCAAGACGGTTGACCTTGAGACCTGGGTAGACATAGACGATTAACACAATTTTTAGACAAAACTGCGCTGCAAAATCTAATTAAGGTGAGGTAATCAGATGAACGCAACAAATGAAGTGACGAAAATAATTGATCAGATCCGAGAGCAATTGAGTATCGTTCCGTCCCGTGCTCCGTCAGATGCTCCAATCGAATTGCAAGTGATTGGATCCAAAGTAAATCCGGCATGTTACATAAGTCGAGATGATCTGAAGCGAATGATCAAGAGATGGAAGAGAGATAGAACACACTACACGATTGATCGAGATAATCACGTTACAGTTTGTTTTAACGGTAAGTATGCGAGGATCGGACGATGATTAGTCATCCAGGATTATTAAAGGTAGCGATAAAATCCATCCATATGCAAAAAGAACTTACTAAATCAGATTGGATGGATTTAGTTAGACAACAATATCAGACTGGAGCATTTACCGAGAGTGATCTTGTCTGGTACTACGCGGAAAATATTCCGGTGATCTCGCAAATATGTTTAGAGCTTTTGCAGGAAATTAGAGGAGTACATAATCACAATGACGAACGCAAAAAAGCTTTTTGAGTATGCAATCAATCGGCACGATCAAGCCTATATGAGATCGCTTTGCTGCGGGAACCCCATTGTGAGAGAAAAGACTAATGCTCTCTTAAGCTGCCAATGTGGAAAGACTGTCATTTTATTGGGAGGATCAAAATGTTTGAAACTAAATGTGATGAATGCAAAATAAGTCCACCCGAAGCAGATTGGTCTCGTTGCTCTCTTTGTGGCTCACCTCTGTGTAAAAGATGTAAAGCTAATTGCGAAGGTGGCCCATTCCCATGCAACGAAACTTTTTGCCAATTGTGCCTAATAGATCACATTCACTACATAAAGAAAGCAATCTGATGAATATAAAAGACTTCCAGCAGAAGAAGAGTTTAAAAGCGATAAAGATGGGCGATTCTTATTTAGTCCATATTTCCACCATCTACAAAGCGGACAGTTTGCAGCAAGTTAAAAATGCTTGTCGAGCGAACAATGTGGGTATCAGAGAAGATTTATCGACGGATGAAGAGATTTATGCAGAATAAACTATCCATTCTTTTAGTTCTTTCTCTGTCTACAAATGCTTTTGCTTTGCGACAAATGCCGTACAGTTATCGCCATGCTCCTCTTTTCGGCGGATCAGTCGTTTACGATTCTGCGGACTTTGGGGAAGTTAGTTCTGAATCAAGTTACGACTCTGTGCTGAGTTCGGAATTATACGACGAAGAAACAGATGATACTTTTGATTACTCAGAATTAACCTATGTCCCACCAAGAGTTTTTAAGCTTAGGAAATATGACACGATGCCAAACGATAGGGAGCAAAACTTTAGAACTTCCGTAGCTAATGCGTGGGCGAATGCGTTTATCGAAAGCAGGGAAAGACAGTTCAATTCAAAAGTAGTTTTAAAAGATCGCGGAATCGTTGAGAAAATTTCAAGACTTTTTAAATGTTGTGCATAAATAAAAGCGGAGGAACAAAACAATGGCAGAAAATGAGATTGAGATTGTAGAGAATAATAATGAGAATCAAAGTATAGGACCTATCCTGGCGGCTCAAAGACTCCTACAAGCTGGAGTCAATATTGAGAGCTTAAAAGAAATGATAATTCTTCAAGAGAGATGGGAATCAACACAGGCTCGAAAGGCATATCATTTAGCGATGACGGCGTTTAAGAAGAATCCACCAATCATAGAAAAGGATAAGAAAGTTAATTACGCATCGTCTAAGGGTCCCAATGTTCAATACAGACACGCCAGTTTGGCGAACGTTACAGAGAAGATAAACTCTGCTCTTAGTCAACATGGATTATCTGCTACCTGGGACATTTCTAATAGTAAAGACTTAGTTGAGGTGACGTGCAAAATCACTCATTGTGACGGACACAGTGAGCAAACTAAAATTTCTGCTCCTATTGATGTTGGCGGATCAAAAAATTCTATTCAATCTATTGGAAGCACAATCTCGTACCTTCAAAGATATACGCTTCTCTCTTTAACAGGATTGGCTGCACAAGATGGAGACGACGACGGAAGGGGATCAGAAAACATTTCTGAGGAAGAGGCCGCGAATCTTAAAACAGAACTGGAATCTCTCGGAGTAGATATTCAACTCTTTCTAAAGTTCATGAAGGTAGATCGAATAGAAAATATCTCAAAGGTTGATTACCCAAAAGCGATAAACTCCATTTCTGCAAAAAAGAATTCCATTAAAAAATGAAAATAATCAATTGCGAACAAGGTACAGAAGAATGGTTCTCATCGAGGCTCGGCGTTCCTAGTGCTAGCAATCTAGACAAGATATTGAATACAAAGGGATCTAATTCAAAGCAATATCTAAAATATATGTATCAGCTAGTCGGGGAATCTGTCACGAACACTATTGAATCAAGCTACAAGACAGATGCTATGCAGAGAGGAAATGATTTAGAGTCAGAGGCTCGATCACTCTATGAAATTCTGACTGGAAACGTAATCGATCAAGTTGGGTTTTGTTTGAATGAAGATCCACTTTTCGGCTGTTCTCCAGATGGTCTTATCGGCGAAGATGGTGGGCTTGAGATAAAGTGCCCATTAATCTCAACACACATTGATTATTTAATTGGAGGTGAAGCCCCGCGAGAATATTATGCTCAAGTTCAGGGAAATTTATTTGTAACAGGACGAAAATGGTGGGATTTTATGAGTTACAGTCCAAATTTAAAGCCATTAATAGTCAGAGTTTTTCCAGATAAAGAATATCATGAACTCATTAAAGAAAACTTAATTGAATTCAACAATAAAATAAAAGAAATCAAGGAGAAAATAAAATGATTGAAACTATCAGAACAGATAAGGGATTTGAATATATCCCCGACGGCAGATACACATTAGAAGTAACTGAAATTCCTGAAAAGATTAAGACTGCAAAAGGAAGCTCTAGGAAATGGGTTTTTAATGCAAGTAATGATTCAATTTACAACAATAAAATCTATGTTTATTTGATGCCGTGGATGAGCAGGGAATTGATTCTTGCTCTTGGCGGAAAAGAAATCAATGAAAATGAACTCGAATGGGATGACGAAAAGGTAGTCGGATTATTAGTTGAGGCAGATGTTAAGACAGAATCTTACATGGGAAAAGATAAGAATGGGAATGAAACCACAAAGAAAAAATACATTTTATCTAATGTAAAACCTACTTCTGAAATCCCTTTCTAACTGGTTCCTTCGCTCCCCAGTTAGCAGGAATGCCGCTGCCCTAGGCATGACAGGCCGGAGAGACGGTCACAATTTTAATTTATCGATGTAAGAGGTTAAATTGGCCTGGATAGAATCTCATCAATCACTCGGAAGGCATCCAAAACTTTTAAGACTTTCGCAACAGCTCCGTATCCATCCGGCACAAACGATTGGGCACCTGCAATATCTCTGGTGGTGGGCCTTGGACTATTCTCCTACGGGAGACCTGTCCGCGTTCGCTTCCGCAGAAATTTCGGCTGCATCATATTGGGCGGGCGATGCCGAGCAGTTCTTGAAGGCATTAAAAGATTGTGGTTGGATCGATGATGATAACCATCTTCATGATTGGGAAGATTATGCTGGTAAGCTAATAAGTTACCGTGAATCTAATGCACGTAGACAATCTTTACATCGTAATGTTGACTTAAAGAAAAAAATACGTGAGCGTGATGAAGATCAATGCCGATATTGCGGAATAATTGTAAATTGGAACGATAAAAGAGGGTCTTCTGGTGGCACATATGATCACGTAATACCAGATGGAGAAAATACGCTAGAAAATTTAGTTGTTTGTTGCCGTTCGTGTAATTCGAGTAAAAAAGATAGAACACCTGAAGAGGCGGGATTAGTTTTAAAAAAAAAACAAAACATATTTGAAACAGATTTAAATACATGTTTAAATAAATTTACTCGACAGTACAGTACCGAACCAAACCAAACCAAACATAAACTTGCACACATTTCGGATTTTGACGAGTTCTGGAAATCTTATCCGAGAAAGACTGGAAAGGGTAGAGCAGAAAAAACATGGTTAAAAATAAATCCGAACAAAGAGTTGTCCCAGAGAATATTGACTGCTGTTAAAGCTCAGAGAAACTCGAAAGATTGGACTAAGGACGGTGGAATATTTATCCCATACCCCGCCACATGGCTAAACGACAGGCGCTGGGAAGACGAGATATATTCGTCAAACGAGCAAAAAAGCCATTTTGAGCGGGATAGGGAGCGTAGGGAGGCTCAGTCTGCCATGATACGCATTTGGCGCAATTCTGGCCTATCTCCATGCCACGGAAAGCGAATTGTGGAGGAGGAAGGGAAACGCTGGTGTGATGAGTGCTTGCGGCGCCTTGATGAGCATGGAAATGAGATAAAAGAATCTGAGATAGAACCATCAGAAATTAACATCGGAAGTGACAGCAAAAATAAGATTCCGGTATTATTTTTAAAGGAAATTCCGAAATGAAAAAAATAACGCAAGAAGAGTTTGATAGTTTTCCAGTTATCGATGGAATAAAACAGTGCCCATCTGGGGATTATTCTAATATAAAACATTTTCGCAGAGAGGTGCAGCTTCGCAGAGGGGTGCAGATTCGCAGAGAGGTGCAGCTTCGCAAAGGGGTGCAGCTTCGCAGAGAGGTGCAGATTCGCAGAGTGGTGCAGCTTCGCAGAGTGGTGCAGCTTCGAAACGGGAACTAAAATGTTGGGTCATGTTATTACTGATAAATTCGTTCTGTCTATTTCTGGGTTGGGAAAAGAAAAAAGAACTCTCTACGTTTGGCGTACAGAAGATGGGATTTATTGCCAAGCAGGATGCTTCTTTGATACCGAAGAAAATTTCCGATTTAAGGTGATTGAGAAATATGGAGAAGATGCGGATTATCTCAAGGCATTAGATCTGCTTAAAAGTTTAAAGAAATAAATTTAACTCGCGGTGGACCTGCGATAAACTAAAAAAGGAGAATAAAATGGAAGAAACATTGGAGTCAGTGTCAAATTATTACAGATCAGAACTTAAGAAAATTGAAGATCATATGCGATTGCAAATGAACGCAGATTTTTTTAAAAACGAACAAGCATTTAACAACCAGCACAGTGAGGTTAAGGCAAACATAATGCTCGTCGTGCGCCACCTGGAAGACGCCAGAATGCGATTAGGTAAAGTTCTTCAGTACGCAAAGGACGGCATTTCTATTTTAGACAAATAAATTAACTCGCGGCGGCGTGGATGGACACGCATTTAGAGACCACAATCGTGTACATGATTAACCCGAAGAAAAGAACCCGTTATGGGTACTCATCTCGAAGGATATCGGGAAATGTGGAGCCGGTATCAATTCCGGTCCGCCGCGAGCAATTTTGAAGAGAGTCTGGGGCGTGCACGGCGACACGCAGGAAGACGTTCCCACTTCTGTGAGGATCGGTAAAATCCCCAGGGACGCAGCGTCCAAGGTATCATGCTGGTTCAAATCCAGCCCTAAGTGAGCGGGTTCGACTCCCGCCAGACTCTTTAATTTTAGAGGAGAATAAATTAATGCGAGAGCTTTCACTTTTTACTGGTTCGGGGGGAGGGGTTTTAGGGTCTAAAATTTTGGGATGGAGGACATTGGGCTATGTCGAAAAAGAGAAATACTGTCAGGAAATCATTGCGCAAAGAATCAGAGACGGAATTTTCGACGACGCTCCGATATTTACCGACATCAAGTTGTTCGTTGAGCAAGGATTCGCAGACGCATACCGCGATTGTGTCGATGTGGTTAGCGCTGGTTTCCCCTGCCAGCCCTTCTCAGTCGCAGGAAAACGAAAAGGCGCGGACGATGAGCGAAACCTCTGGCCCGAAACAATGGAATGTATTCGTCGAATACGACCAATTTTCGCATTCCTGGAAAACGTTCCAGGGTTGCTTAGCTCTGGGTATTTCGGACGAATTCTCGGAGACTTGGCCGAAAGCGGGTACGATGCGGAGTGGACAGTGTTGGGAGCAGACGAAGTCGGAGCCAATCATCGCAGAAAACGTCTATGGATTTTGGCCTACACCAGACACGGGTGCTCGTGGGGCAAGAAGTGCGGAGAGAATGAAACGAATTTATGGACACAAAATAAACCTAGTCGATGCGGCGAAACATTGGGACACTCCAACGCAAAGAGATTACAAGGGATCAACGAAGAAAAATATTTTAGCGGGAAATCCGAAATTCCACCTAGGCGGTGCAATTGGTGGTCCGCTGAACCCCTCATGGGTAGAATGGCTTATGGGGTGGCCAACAGGGTGGACAGAATTAAAGCCATTGGAAACGGACAAGTTCCAATCCAAATGGCTTACGCTTTTTCAAAGTTATTTGAAAGGATTAATTTATGGGGACCAGCAAAATGAAACTACCCGAAATCACGCTCGATTGGCTGCGAGAAAAAAATGCTTGCGTAGATGGATACAACTACTGCGCGGAAGTAAAAATAACGGATCCAATTGCGCTTATCAATCGTTTAATCGACGACGAGTATCATAGTTGGGCTAACTGGCTAATCGTCAAGATTATGGATCGTAAGCAGAGAATCGCTTATGCCACCTATGCGGCTGAGATAGTTCTGCCTATTTTTGAAAAAAAATATCCAGATGACTTACGTCCAAGAAAAGCGATTGAGGCCGCTAAAAAATGTCTTGAGTGTGACAGTGATGAAAATAGATTGCTCGCCTACTACGCCGACGCTGACGCCTACTTCGCCCGCGACGAAGTCGAAGCCGACTGTGTATCCTACTACGCCGTCAGGTCCGCCAACCACGCCGCCAACTACGCCTACTGCGCTTCCGACTACTCCTATTTAGCCGCCGAAGACGCCAACCGCGCTAGTAAATGTAAAGCGGAAACCTACAAAAAGATCCTTGCGTACGGTATAGAGCTTTTAACAAAGGAGAATTGAAATGGAAGCAAAAAAAGAAATCGTTGCAATTGAAGAAATGATCATTGCACTTGAAAAAGTGCTGGAAGCAGTTATCGATCTGGAAAAATCCGAGAGAGAATTGGTTTTTATTTGGGTAGCGCATTATTACGCTGAAAAGAATAAGCAAAATCCAAATATTGGAACTGGGACACACGGACCTCATGGGACGACATGGCGCAAGGATAATTAAAATGAGCCAATACAAAAAATTGATCGGTAAAAATATAGAGAAAATTAAAATAGCAGATGATAAGGAAAGTTTTTCTATTCAATTTTCTGATGGAACGATTGCTAAATTTAATGCTGAAGGCGATTGTTGTTCTTATTCATTTATTGAATCTATTGACAACGATGAATTGAGAGGTGAGATAGTTTCTATTGAAGATATAGAGTTAGACTGTGAAGGAGCAGATGACCCTTACACATCATATTATGGACTAAAAATTATAACTAACAAAGGACATTGCGTAGTTGATTATCGCAATGAAAACAATGGATATTATGGCGGGTATATCGAATTGGAATATCCAGCAAACGCCAAGCAATGAAAATAATCTTCCTGGACATAGACGGAGTTTTAAACTCGAGGAAGTGTTCTGAAGAGAAACACTTTAAAGGATCAGTGCAAATATGTCCTGAGCTTATTCAGAATTTAAACAGGATCATTAGAGAGACGGGCGCTGGGATTGTCGTCACGTCCACGTGGAGGTTGGCGGGGTTAGCGAAGATTAGGAGAAGGCTTAAAATCGTTGGCGTTGAAGGTAAAATTATTGGAATTACACCCGACACTTATTTCTCCCGCGGCATGGAGATATCTTTTTGGGAGTGCGAATGCCCTAAAAAATATATCTCAGATAATTATGTGATATTGGACGACTACGATGATTTTTTTGATTACCAAAAACAATATTTAGTCAGAACAGATTCATCTGTCGGCTTATCTGAAAAAAATGCCGATAGGGCGATCGAAATATTGGGGAGGAAGTGAAATAGTCGAAATGAAAAAAATAACGCAAGAAGAGTTTGATAGTTTTCCAGTTATCGATGGAATAAAACAGTGCCCATCTGGGGATTATTCTAATATAAAACATTTTTACGAAAGGTGTTGGTTCGGAGAAAAATCTAAATTTGGATACGACACCATATTTTTAAAGTCGTGCAATTTCGACGAAATGTGCCAATTTGGGGACTTATGTATGTTCGTGAACTTCTGTCTTTTCAATGAAGGATGTAAGTTTGGTAATAGATGTGAATTTAGGGATAGTGCCTTCTTTAAAAGCTATTGTTATTTTGGTTCGTCGTGCAGATTTGGAATGGCTTACCATTTGGGCATAGGATATCATTTCGGATACGGATGCGGATTTGGAGGAAGTGAGATGCCAAAATTTAGAAAAAAACCAGTTGTGATTGAGGCTTATCAGTGGTTCAAAAATGGGGATCATCCATTTGATGGCGCTGAACGGTTTCAGAGCGGCGAATTTAAGGGAGAATTACTCGAAGGAAAGATCGTCAGATACTACCGATCCACCAAGATTGATGGCAATGATAATTGCAAACATTGCAATAAAATCATGCATTTTCATGGCTGGATCGATACACTAGAAGGCGGGCATATCGTGTGTCCTGGCGACTGGATAATTACCGGTGTCAATCAAGAAAAATATCCGTGCAAGCCAGATGTTTTTCAGAAAACGTACGAGGAAGTTCATGGGTAAATCAAAAAAAATCTACTGTAAGAATTGCGTATTTATGGAAAAATTCACACCAATAATTATTCTTGGTCGTAAGTGGGATAGATATTCTGATCGGTGCAAGAAAGACGACGGATTTATTATAGATCACAACGGAGGCAAGATCGAAACTAGGCTCGATCAATTACGAGGATATCTCAACAGCAATCTTGACTGCCAGTTCTACAAAAGAAAATGGTGGAAGTTTTGGGTGAGGAAATGAAAGACCGTAAGCTTCTCGCAGCCGCTGATGATACCGAGTACCAACCACCTGAAATTAGAGTGGTTGAAGTACAACGCTACCGCTGCAATCGATGCGGAGTAGAGAAAGCTTACTTCGATAAGTGCAAGGGCTGCGATGAGTTAATGAAAATAAACTGCTCAAATTGCGGAAGAGTACTCGGAGAGCATACCATGCAATACGGAGCACGCAAGCGTAGAAGGCTTTGGATTCATCCTCTAAGTTGGCCGAAAATATGCAAGCCAACTAATGATCCAATCCAACAGAACCCAATCCCTCAAACAGATATCAGCAAGCCTCGGTTTATTTGGGAAGATTCAAATTAAGGTAAAGTTTTATAGATATTGGATAAAGATTTTATTTTAGAATCAACGGCATTCGCTTTTGAAGGATCAACTTCTAACCAAGCGTGATATTGTGATTTTAATTCCACAATCTTTTTGAATAATCCTTCTTTAGTTAAACAGTCAATGAATTCCTGTTTTGATTTAAACTCCCCAATAATTGAAGAAATTTGAATCTGTATGTCTGGCGCAGTATATACTGCTGGAGCTGCCATTGTTGAATAATTTACGGAGTTTTCCTGGTCTATTTTGCTTTTTTCTTGATTGGAATACACATATTTATTTTTGAATTTATACAAAGGTAAATATATTTTATTGTCATTAAATTTAAATGGATCTTCTGCCCTTACGATTAGACTTGAACAAAAAAATAACATCGAAATTATAAGTATTTTTTTCATAATTACCCCTCAGAAACTAGTTGAATCCCTGTAATTCCCCGATTTAATTGTATTCACTCCGTTATCAGTCCCAAGACTTACTCCCCGTAAAATATTCCCAATGATTAACGTATTCTGGGAAATTTGATTTTCAAGATTTTGAATGCTATAGAAACTCATTGAGCAATTCCCAGTTGTGCAATAAGCAAAATTATTTTGCAGTAACGTACCCTCAATAACATTCACATTTGATCCCTGGCCTGCAATTCCAATTAATGAGCCAGAGTAAGGACCATTAATGAAGAAATTAACATTTTTAACAATACATGAAGAGATTGAAACAGCATTTGTAGGCATTGCAGTTGGATAAAAATCAAAAAGTCCCTGCGTTGGGTCCGTATTCGATGAAATATTAATAACCCCACTTTCAAAAGATAATCCTGTTCCGGTCTCAACAAATACAATCCTGGTTCCAGGAGTATTCCACACAAAATCTTTTTGAAAAATCCCTCTTGAATTATTTGAGTAATAAAAAAATACTCCTTTACTAACAGCATCTAAACTATCCCATTCACCACCGATGACTGTTTTTATATAACATTGAGATGATCCCTGTATAATAAATGGAGCTGAATTTTTATTTAATCCAATTGGCCAGTCATGTAACTGGTCAAATTTAGCATCGACAGTGACATTTGAAGATTGTTTGATTGCGAACATTGAAACAAACGGAGCTAAATCATTCCCATTTTTTGCTCCGTAAAAATAAAGATTTTTTGCAATACTGTTTGTTTTAGCTACAAACTGATCTCCGCTGAAATGTTTATTTTGAAAGTCAAAATTTATGTTTTCAACTTTTCCGTAATTGGTTATGATTGTCCCAGTTGATAAGTGGGCCGGCGTTATAGTAACAGACGACCCTGGCTCTGCATACAAAGTTACGCCAGCTGGGATAGTGGCTCCAGTCCAAGTGTAAACACCTCTTTTCAGTAATATATTACCTCCAGCGGATTTAGACGTAGTCATGCCATTTGCGCCAAGTAGTGTTAGCGCGGCATTCAATCCATCTACAGTATTGCTGGAAATAGTTGCAGCGCTATCAGTCAAAGTCCCAATGATAACGTCATACCCAATCACTAGTGGAGTTTGATAATTTTGTATTGAAACATTTGTTAAGCGCCCATCTTCATCAACGGTTATCTGAGGATAAAGAAGTCCGCCCCCATATGTTCCTGCGGAAACACCAGTATTCTTTAAGTGGTACGAATTAACCGTCTGAGATCCGCTAGAAATCCCAACCGTTGTTTGAATCTGTCCATCCGGGAATACTATTTGATTTACGGTAGCAGAATCTACGTCAATTGATGTTGCCCCATTATTAAAAGGTAGTCGTTGCGGATCAACTGTTCCAGTTCTTATGTTTGTTGCGTCGTAATCAAAAGTATGCGTTGCGAATACACCCGTTGGAGTGCAAATTAAACTGATGATAAGTAGGTATTTTTTCATTTATTCCCTCTTTAATATGATATCTGCCTTGGCTCTGCTAAAAACGATTGATTGAATAACCGTATAAATCCTGAAGTGGTATCATTGTAAAATTTAAGTTGGAAATATTTCCCTTCTGAATTAAGATCTATTTTTTGAGTGCTTATCAATGATTCATAGCTGTATGGATAACCCAAAATAGAGAAAATTTCATAGTTGCTGTTATATTGCTTAACCAAGGATAGATCATCTTTGAGTAACTTCTGGACATAGAATTTTCTGCTTGCATCTGAACTTAACCCGACCATAAAAGAAATGTATAGGTGTTTTCCAATGATGCAAATATCCCCAGAAATTGTCCGAGTGCTAGAATCATTCGAAAACTCTTCTTTTATATTCGTTCTGTTTATAAGCCTAAGATCTCCCTTATCTCTCTTCTCTATGATGATCTCTTTTTCTGATGATGTGAAATTCGTGAATTTCTGATACGCCAAATAGATATAAGAATCATCAACAGCTAGGCTGCTCTCCCCAATAGTGTTGTAATCAATTTGGACAGAGTTTATAAATCCAAATGTACTATTTTCTAATTTAAACAGTGAATAATTCCCCTCATTTGATACAAAAGTACTGTTTTGATCTGAGGCTATTCCGGTTGGCTGGTGATAACTTGTTGCTGATAATCCTAGTGTTCCTGACATTTGATAAAAAGAAAGATCATTTTTAGAATGTTGCTTTACTCTTTGATTTCTCATATCTACAAGCCTTAAATAGTTCTTATCCATAGACATTTGGTGAACTGTGTTAAAGTTTGTAGTTCCACTTCCCAAAGATCCAAAAGAAGAAACCACCAACCCGAATGAGTCCCTTTTTAATTTAACTATTTTCCTGTTTGATCGGTCATAGGTATAAATAAAATCATTATCGGCCACTCCGTTATAAAAATTAAAATTTAGAACCGTGCTCTTAATAACTTCAAAGTTAACGCTATTCAAAATACTCATCGAAGAACCATACATGACAATAATTTCTTGTGGAGTTGTTGTGGGGTAAGATTTTGTCAGGATCTTATTCCCAAAATCATTGTAAACATCGATTTTTATTTCTGAATCCGGACTCTTTTCTGATGTTAAAATGAGTTGCCCCATCCCCTTATATCCCTTTGTCCCGAAGTCGAACAATTTAGTTTTTCTATAAGCAGATATTGGATTATCAGAGCTTTGAACTATTCGAATGTTGTCTACAGAGATTGTGGACTCACTAATTGAATTCAATACAATTCTTACTCCGTAATAGGTCAAAGTCTTCGCGAATGGGACTGTTTCTGAATCTAAGCTAGCCCAATCTGAGGGGATAACAAAAGAACTAAATGGAACACTAAAGTTACTCCATTGCGCATTTCCACCAGAGAATGAAGCAGAAGAAAATGAAACACTTGAAAAATATTGATTAAATGTTCCGGTCGAATCAAAAAGTAAATCAATTCTAACTGAAGAGATATTCCCCAATGATTCTGGATAAATGGAGAGTTTTAAATTGTCGCTTCGAGATACCTTTGTCCCATCCTTCCACTCGCCCAAATTGAATGTTTTAACGATCGACATCGTAGAAGTAAAAACGCTTGTGGAAGTGTTTATCTTCAAAGATGACGTTCCCTCAATTACCGATGATATATTCTGAGAGGATCCAGCCCATTGAGATTGATCCTCCATTGCATCAACAACAAGTTCTTTCGGTTCATCATCGTATCGCGTATTTAAGTCCAAATTATAAATGTACCCATCATTTGAATCTCCATAGAGTAAAACCTGTTTATCGTTACCGCTCTCGATCGCCGCCATGGGACCCATTTGAAGATTGCACAGGGGGTACCATTCTTGATTTTTAAAGTCATAAATTATGGAAGAATTCAGATTGTCTTTGGGAAATTTCTCTGGATCTCGATAATTTAAAATGTACCAGTCGCGTTTATTGTAATAGTACCCTACACATTCATTCCAGGTTCCAGCACTAATAAGCCTTCGGACAAGAGTTCCTATTTTACCATTGGATATATTCCTGGATTCTTCGATTGCGGTAAGTCTTCCTCGTCTTCCGCCATCCCATGTTCTGACTCCATCTTTGGAGCAAAAAATATAAAACTGACCATTAGATGCTAAGCTTTGTGGAGCAAACAATCCAAAACCGTTAACAATTTCTGTCAATTGTTGATCTCCTCCTGCGCTCGCAACATTTAAAACACTAAAATTTAACTCTCCAATGCTAGACGGTTTCCATATGTGGACATTATCAAACAAACTGCTCACATTTGTAATTTCTTCACCATCGCTAGTCTTATAATCAATGAATCGTAAGGCGGTCATTGATGAAGGCTTTGCCAATAAAGAGTAATACACCCGAGACGGATAAAATGTCGTGTTAGAGATTAAATCTGTTTTGTTCTTTAATTCCCTGACATTGCCAACAATGAAATAATTTTTTGCCATCGTCGCATACTTTGCGCGAACGATTATGGAACTTGTAGAAGAGTCAGATTGCAATAAATCAGAGATAGAAGAAGTGATAACGTCAAATTTCTTTATGTCGTTGTAGTATCCCCCAACCCCAATAGAATAATCCTTAAATAACCCATTCGTTCCCAACTCAGCCATGCTAACCCAATTCCATCTGTCAGCATAGTTATTTGATGAAACCTTTACGCTTAAAGGATTTAATCCTCCAGTCGAATAATAAATTGAATTTTTGTTTGTGAATAGAATAGACCTAGAAGTAACCCCATTCGAACTAGCATAAGCATTGAATAAAGACGTGACTGGATAACTCGAAACAGCCTGATTGATATATTTTTTGTTCCCATATCTTTTTTGTACGGATCCATCTATTTCCGAAACGCAATTGCACATATCTGGCGATGAGTCATCAGGTATGTCAGT